AAGCACCCGCTCTTATCTGCTGTGCTCTTGCATCTGTCTTTTGCTGTTCACCAAGTCTTGCAATCTCTGCCTGTTGAGCTTCTATAACTTCTTGTGTGAACGGGTCTTGAAAACGACTTATATCTGATGGGTCAAAAGCTGCTCCTGTACCTGCAAGACCAGCTATACCTTGTAATGCTGCTGCTTGTCCCATCTGACCAGCCGATCGCAAGTCTTCACCTGCCATCTCTGTTTGAGCTCTAGCTCTTCTAGCTGCTTCTGCAGCACCCGTCTGAGCACCACCAACCTGCCCAGCTATACCTTCTGCCGCACTACCTATGCCAGCAGCTGATCGACGCATAATGTCTGATGCTTCTTGGTCTACAAATCGTCTACCCATCTCTGGGTCATACTGACCCAAGCTTTGTTCATATAAAGCTCTTGCTTTGGGATCTGCAAACAAACCTGCAGATTCTGGGTCAAACCCTCTACCAGCTTGTCGATACAGTTCTTGAGCTTCTGCGAGTTGACCACCAAATGCGCCTAATCCAGCTGTAAGATTTCTTGCTTGTATTTCTAATGGGGATAGACCTGCAACTTGTTGAACTGGCACAGGTATTTGTTGGCCAATAAGGCCTGGGTCATCTGGGCTTGTGCCAAAATAACTAGCAAGAATATTTCTTGTAGCTAACTCCATGGCTGGGTCAGCAAATCGCTGACTAGCTTGTGGAAGAACTATGGGCAGTGTTGAATCTGTTTGAACTGTACTACTATCAAATGGTTTAGCCATTAGGATGCGCCCCTCATTGCTTTCTCACCAGCGCGTTGCAGAGCGTACATCATCCTTGCGCCTTCTTTCCTTTGGTCTGCCTTGCTCTTGTTCGCGCCACCTAGTTTACCCACACCTCTAACTGCCTTGGCGTTAACAACAAATTCACCATCACTTAACATCGCAGGTATATCATCAGATGTTTCAGTGCCTGGTCCCGATATAGGACCATTCATTCTTGGAAAATCTTCAACCATATCGCCTTTGGCAAGATACATTATTCCACCTTGAGCCATTGGCATTGCTTCATCAGTTTGTTTTGATTTGACAAAATCAGCTATCATGGGAACTAAACCTTTAGTTTTTGTCCCTTTACCTTTAAGCAACGCGATTAGTTCTTCTCTGGACATGTTTTCGTAATCGTCATCACCACCCATAGATGGAGTTTGCCCAGACATTGCTCCACCAATTGATTGCATTTTGTCGCTAACAGCGGCTATCTTTGGAGCAGCAGCTGCTAGTTTTGATCCCATACCTGCAAGCCCAGCTAAGAATCCACCTGCAGCTAAGTTTGCAATACCGCCATAACTAAATTGATTTGTTGCTGCTTCAAACTCCTTTTTACCTTCTTCCCATTTTTTTAGAGCAGCTGCGTTTTCTTTTTTAATTTTTTGTTGTCTACCAATATTCCCCTTCGGAGGTTTAGGGATAGGCTTCGGGACCATGTCTTCATAAGATCCCATTACAGGCATATCTAAGTCTTGCCTTATTTCAGCGACTATGTCATCAAGCGTGCCTTGATCTACATCAATAGGCGTTTCGTCTTCAGCTGGCGGGGTTAATGGTGTGCTTACAGAACCAATACCACCTGTTTGGATAGGGGTTGTTTGTCCTGGGGTCATACCAAAAGCTGTCAGACCAGCTCCAAGTTTTTGAGGGGTCTGATAGTTTGCATACATCTGACCCTGCATGCCTTGATACTGCGTGGGTATGCTTGAACGCATTCCTTGTGGAAGAAAAGATGTAATGCCACTGAACCGTGGATCTGCAGCGGCCAGTGCGCTATCAGGAAACCTTTTAAATTGCCCAGCAGCTTGAGCACCTTTTAATGTTTCAGATGCTATATCTCTAGATACGGTCTGTAACCGATCTATCTCTTTGCTTGATGCTGGCTTACCCATTAGAAAAACACCCCGTTACAAGGTAAATCACCCTTTAGTATATTTAAATAACTTAACACTTCCAACGTCTTCTCGCTTGTCTTAATCTAGAGTTTGGATCTTTCGCTGCTTTTGGAAACTTCTTCATTTGACCTGCAGATCTAGCACAGAAAGACTTTCTTCTTGCTGCGCGCTTACCAGTGGGCTTACTTTCTGTCACTGCCGTCTGTAATTTACTGCCAGGATTAGCCTTTCGATACGCTTTAACGCCAGCTTCTGTCATGCCAGCGCCTTGTTTTGTGGGGCGAAAGTTCTTCTTGTTGCGCTTGGGCATTTTGTCGCGCTTTCTTTTCTTAGCTTCTCCTCCACTTGAGAACTCCTCTGCGTATCGCCTGAACATCAGCTGTACTTCGTTCTCTTTCTTCTGTCAGCCATGACTGCGCCACACCCTCTGTGATTTTTACGCATCATACCGCCGTCAGACTTCTTTACAATTGTCTTTACATTGGTTGGTTTGCCACCAACACCTTGTGGTTGAGATCTCTTTCTTTGAACCGCACTCTTTCTTTCACCTGCAGTCATTGAGTTTGCTTTTGATCTCGGCACACACTTAGGATACTTGCGCTTCGATCCTTTTACTTTTGCGCGCCCACACTTTTGAAACTTACCTTTCTTCTTGGGTGCTCCGATATCGACCCAATCGCCTTTCGGGCCTTTTCCAAACCATTCTTTCAGGCTCATCAAGACATCCTGGTTCGTTTCCGTTTACCTGCCATCAATCGATTCTGACCTCTGGCCTCGATAAACCCACCCGTGCTTTTGTTTTTAGGCTTTGGTCCTTTGAAATCTTTGCGCTTCACACCAGATGGATCTTTGATCTTGCCAGCACAAATACGACTTGCGTAAGCATTTGCATATGCCGAAGGGTATACCTTGAACTTTCTTTTAGCTGCAGCCTTGCCTCGAGCGCATAACTTAGTCATTAACTTATACTCACTATAGTTGAACCATTTGTGGCAACGCTAACAGTGCCGACACTAGCCGTGGCGCTGAGTCCAGACGTTGATGGTGTGGAGATGTTCTGCCACACGTTACCCAAATATACTTGAAGAACACCCTCTGTGGTATTCCAAATCACTGCACCAGCGTTAAATTTTAACTGATCTCTTCTTTCTGCAGTAAACTGTGGCGTGTCATCTGGGTCAAAGCTATCAAGACTGAGCTCTATTAACCGAATGGTTCTATTAAAAGTAGATGGCTCAACAACCTGGTTGCGCTCGAAAGGTAGCCTCCCCTGTAATAACTTGGTCATCGTCTTCCGTTTGGTCTTATATCAAGTCTTGTGCCACCGATCCTAAAACCAACGCCCTCTCTTGCTGTGGTTTCTGCATCATCATCTGATTCAAATCGCAATGCTGCTTGTCTTGCTCTGCCACGCATATCTATTTTGGTAGTTGATGCAGTGAAGCTTGTAGTTTGGTCTGTAGTTAACGAACTGCCTGGGAAGTTACGTTGCTTTAACACCACATTTATTTGCTGATCACTTCCACCTGTGCCAGTAAATTTAACGTCAGGAATCATCCGCTTAATAAATTGAAAGTCCTCGCCATCACCAATATCGAAATCAGCAGATTCAATAAAGACGTTATCCATAGGAGAACCATCATCGTCATGGCCAGTTTCATGCTGATAGAGGTATGCGACTGAGCTTGCTTTCCCAGCGGCTCTTGGGAATGCGACGATCCCTTCATCTAACCATGCCGTTCTTGATAACTGACCTATATTCCATGTCTGTTCAACGTAGTTGTAAGCAACAAATCTATCAATAACTGTTGTGTCTGAGGAGCAATAGAACCATCCCACCTCATTAAACTGTTTATTTACAAACGCAAAAAACTGGAACGCTTGTCCCTCGTTTATATCATCAAATACATAAGAGTGAACACTGCAAGGTAATGGGCTGACTGCGCCTGAATAAGAGTAGAATCCTTTCTTATCCATCCAGAATATACCTTGTGGTGTATTCACTGCTGCGTTTGGACCGATAAGACTGATGCCCTCGTTAATAAGATTAAGACCGAATGTCAAAGGTGGGCCGACAAACTGAAAGCTATAGAGTGCGGTGTCTGTCCATATCAATGTTTCTTGTCTGGCTCGAATGCCGCCTATTATTTCTGATCCTGCAGAACAACGCAGAGAACCAGCGGTGTTCGTAGACTTTGGCTCCCACTCTGCAGCGTTCTCCTGGTCAGAGAATGCAATCAACAACGGATCAATCGCACCTGTCCTAGCAGAACCAGCTGTATTAATTGGGTCTGAGCCAAGCACAAGAACGTGTCGATCAACATCAGAAACAATAACCTGCAGACCTTTCGTGGGAGTAAGGTTGGCCCCAGACAGTGATGATAACTCAACTGCCCTGGTATTTAGGCCATTTGTTTTATCCCAGTAATAGATACTGCCACCTCTTGGATTAGACACTAAATCCTCTCCAAAGTTATCCATTGACCATAGACGCAGTTGGTTTGCATCGGTCAAAGCGGAAGTTGAACCCCAAGAGCCAGAACTCCACGCTCCAACACCCCAACCTGTGCCATCAACAAAGACATCTAATCCGCTACTTATTTGATATGTACCTACAGTAGAACCACCTCCATTACCACTATCGCTGGCATTTGCAGTGACTTCTGTTCCAGATGTGTCTTTTGCAGTAATGGTAAATGTGCTGGTCGATGGAACACTAGCTATCTGATATTCCTGGTTAAGCACAGAAGCTATGACGTTACCCCCCAATGAAGCAGCACCTGAGAACGTAACAAAGTCTCCTTCATTAGCTCCATGAGCAGTGTCTGTTATAGTTATTGTGCTTGAGCCATTGGTCGCAGCGAATGTCACATCACCTGCAGATGTGGTGGATCTGATAGGTGTTATGTCGTTATAGCTTGTGCCTTCTTGTATGTAGAGCTTGAATCGTGTACCAAGACCAAGAAGCTTTGTACCATCGAGGTCAACCCAACCATGAAGCTTTCTGCCTGTACCCTCATAAGATGTCGTAATATATTTTTGCCAGCCACCTATCTTTTCTGGGAAACCTTTCCTAAATCTAACTAAATTCCCATCAAACCAACCACCCTCTGCAGTGTAGTCAGTGCCTTCTTTGTTGATACCAGGGTTAAATATGAACTTAGATAAAGGCATCAGTACACCCAGAGCACTGGAGTTGTAGTTCTTATATCAACATGAATAAAGTTTTTATCCACACCGACTCCTGTAAATCCCATATCAAGTGCTTTTTCTACCAACAATCTTCTTTGAGAACCACCTACTACCTTTATATCAGCAGCTATACCTTGAGCGTGTTGACCAGGCTGTTCTTTCTTAGCCTCGATGCTGTGGTTTGGAGATCTGTAGCCAGAGGTGACAATAAACGGAAAGCCGCACACAGCCCTCAAACCATCAAGTCTTTCTATAAACTCAACAGACATTTCATTCTCGCCTGTCTCTTGGCAATTGAAATCCTCTATTTTGAAATATTTAAATTCGCTCATTTCAATGCCTCTAATTTCTGGTTTCGCTGTAAGAATATTAACTTGCGGAAAAGATAAATTTTTTAATTTACGGTATGCGCTCCACATGGTCACTTCTCTCTGCTAACCCCCTGTACTTTTTCATAACTTCTCATCGCTCCAAGTCCCAACATTCCCATCATGACAGGAACAAGAAGCGTAGTATCTATCTCTGGGACATCAACCCAGATACCAATAATATTCGCAAGGATCACATTGTAAAATAATCCCAACGCACACACCCAACCGATCGCTGGCCTCCAGCCAGCCACAAACAATGACTTGTGTGCCGCCTCAACTTTATTTACATCCAGCTGTCCCTTTGCAAGTTCTTGAGCATGGCGTTCTGCCATAGTCGCAATCTCATGTGCAAGTGCATTCTTCTGGTCTTTGTCCTCAATGACCTTATCAAGAAGCTTAGTGGCTGGCTCTATCAAAGAACTAAGTATGCTCATGCCCACACCTTGGTCTTCTTACCGCCATAGTATTCAACAGCATGACCTGTTTTGATCATAAGCTTACAGATATCAAGACCCGTTTCAGAGTAAACAATACCTAGTATTCTTCCAAACTTGCCTCTACCCATAGAGGCTATTGTAAATTTGTTGCGACATTGTTGAGTAAGAAACTCTTTAGCAGCCAGGCCAAGAACCTTTTCTGCTTTGTTGCGGGTGCGGGATTCAGGTGTATCGATTCCATGTAACCTAACTCTTTGATTACGAAGCCAAACATCGAATCCAAGATCGATATCAACATCAATCGTGTCACCATCTACAACTTTCACCAAAGTACATTTATAGTTATAGACTTCCTTGTCTTTTGCTTTTGGCATTACGGCCTCTTGCTCATGTAAGCAGTCGCACCAAAGTATAGTCCAACAATAGATGCTTGCGATAGAAACAACATATCGCTGATGCTGGCTAAGGTGTCAAGGCGGTCACTTGGGACAAAAGGAGCAATAGGCAAAAGAGCGAAAACGCACATACTCCCAATAGCAACCCAGGCCATCTTTCTTTGCGAGTCTGCTTTTTCTTCTTGAAGCTCAAGTTGCAACATCTCCTGGTGGCGCGATATCTCTTGGTCGCTAACCACTCCATCACCATCTGCATCATACTCTGCGTAACGTGATTTTGGTTCTAACTTTTTAGGAGTCATTGTCCTTACCTGCGATATATCCTGCACACAGGCTTACTATGCCAATAATAGAGTGCTCTAACAAACGTATTACACTTTCATCTGGTGGTCTGCTTTCAGAAATGGCGATATAGAAATCACCAATAACGATTATACCCAGCAAACAAACCATGCCTACTACGAGTATCATTACCATCTTGGCCTTCATACGGTCACCAAAATGTGTTGTCCTGTTGCCTTTGGAGTTGTTTCGCTCAACCCACCGTTCTTATATAAATAGGTTTTTGCATCATAGTAAGTTGTAACAACTTCTCTATGCCTGTTTGTCTCTCTGACCTGCAACCTTTCTACTTCTATCTTATGTATTTGATGCTTTGCGTTAGGTGGCTGCGCTTGAACACTGTTTGGAAAAGGTGGTATGTCAGTCATCGTCTTTCTTAGTTCTTTTAGGATCTCTAAATATATATTTGCCTTTGCCAGCTTCAGCGGATTGGATAATCCTTACCTCACAGAAACCATCGAACTTATTAGTTTTTTTCCTCATCCAGTTGTGTGTATGGACGCTTTGGTGGACTAAAGCATCTCGATACTCAAGGCAGCTAGTGAGTTCTTGAAAATATAGCTCAACCCCAGTTGGTATACCACCTGGTGTAAGAAGAACCAAAACGAAGATCATAAGAGTCATAATCTTCTCTTCTTAGTAAATGCTTGTGTTCGTTCAGCTTGTGGAGCGACAAGCTCCCAAGTAAGCATTTCAACATCAACTTGGTACGCTGTGCCTAGAACTCTTGGCATGGTGTTGCGAATATAAATATACGCCCCAAACCCGCACTGTTGAAAGTTAAATTGTAGCCAAGTTATCGCTACATTGTGACGTTTAGCAGGTGGTTGAACTAATCGTAAGTTGTTCCACTCTCGAAGATCACAAAACAGAACAGGGTCTTCAGGGTCGTAATCTAGTCTTACTGCGCCTGTTTGATCATCAGTTCGATCAATGTCTGTAACTTCGCGTCCGAGTCCCTGGCTGTCTCGTTCATCTGTGCAAGCGATTTCGTTATCTGATCTATCGCCTGTGCATTTA